GCATAAAAGTTTTCTTTGATAAAGTTTGCTTCTTCATAGCTGATATCAATGTCGATAGCCACACGCAGATGCATCTTAGGTTTGATAATTTTGTCAGCTTCATCGATTAATTGGCTTAGTTTTATAGTTCTAAATGTAGGTTGATCAGGCCAACCAATGTGCCAAGGGTCCTCTCCCCAAGACATAATAGTCATTCCACGCTCATCATCCCAGCTGTCTGAGTAGTTGTGAGGGAAAGCATTGCCAATATACATCATATTTTGTTTATTTTGACGTTTATGGAAGTGTCCGCTAAAGCCACGTTCATATTGTTTGAAGTGTTCTAGTTGTATTTCGCCGTGATCCGGCATCTGAACCATGGCATTCATATAGAACAAAGGTAGCTCGAAGTGCCCAAAAATGTATTGTGCTTCAGTTTTCTGAATTTTCTTCCATTCGTCTCCAACTAACCAAGGACACATAGTTACATTATCTATGGTCATAGGTTTGTCTACGATGGTGATTCCAGGAACATACTTACCAAACTCTACACTATGAATATCTCGTTTGTCTTTGTAATATAAATCGTGGTTACCAGGAAAGAAGAAAAACTGATCAAATGCTTGTCCAAGTTTTTCTAACGCTCTAAGACTGTAATCCATAGTAGTAATATTAAGACTATTACGATTATGATGCCAATCACCAAGAAACATTCCAGTATCACATCCATGAAATTTTGCCTGTTCAATATACCAATCTACAAAATCTAAGCAATCTTGATTATGTGTATGACTGTTTGATTTTAGTCCAAAGTGTATGTCTGTGAATAGTGCTACTTTATCGAATAGATTACTCATCTAGCCTCCGTTGACCTATTATAACTGATATAATTTTTAAGGTCAATCTTCATTATACTCATATCGTTTCAATGCTGCTGCGTGTTCTCCTTCGCTTGTTCTACTATAACTTGGATTCATGCCATTCATTTCTAGTAGGTCATCACGTATAACCTGGTTACGTTTTTCTATATTAATAATTCGTACAAAACTATTAGTCACTGCCGCTGTAAAGTAAGCGAACGGATTATTTGATTTGCTTTCATCAAATTGTAAACCAATTTGTGTAAGTTGCAGTATAGCCTGGCCTTTCATTTCATCGTTATAAGTATATCCTCTGACATTACCACGAGTAGCATACCTTTCACACAATTTAATGTACATTCGAGCTAGGTTATTAGTAATTTGCCCGTGTTCTTTATTAAACTTACCTTTTTCGATACTACCTTTCCAATGACTTTTACCTACACAGGTTAGGATATCTTCTTCGTTAAATTTCCAATGTTGAAAAGGAGGAAAATTTACACGATCACGACCATCGGCTTCACTTTTAGGATTTTTCTTTCGTGTAGCATTTAACGGAATGTGTTCATAAGTCATTATTCTAAATACCAAGTCTACTTTTGGAATTTTTCTATAATCAATTTCGCAATCTGCCTGTTTAATTTTTTCACCAGCAGCTTTTCTTTGTTCAAAAATTTGCTGTCCTAGCCTTTTAGCACGATTTCTTTTGGCTTCAGCTATAGTTCTGATGTTAATTTTATCTATATTTGGAAGAATAATATCATATTGATTATATTCTTGTTTTATAAAAGAGCAAAATGTGCTTTTGCTTTTGTGTATTTCGTCTAATAAATCTTTGTTGTTGAGGTAGTTAACTTTAGTCATAGAGGTCCTTTGTACATATTATAAACTATGCAGTTTATAATGTCAACTAAATAATTGATAGGAGTTTCAATATGGGATTATTTGATCAAGCAGGTAGTGTATTTAACACTGTTGCATCGTCTGCTACAAGTTTAGGAAGTCAAATCCTTCCTGGGCTAGGAACTGCTGCCAAATTAGCCGGTGCTTTAAATAGTTTAGGTAATCCTGCTAATTTAGTATCAAAAATTAGAAGTATGAGCTTGCCTAAAGGAGCGAACCCTAATTATAAAGTTGGTGCTGCCCAGTGTTCTATTCAAGGTGATGATAGTGATTGGCGAGTGAGATTAAGTATTCCTCAAGTGGACCAGTTTACAAGTAGTCCTGTTTTAAAACCGTTAATAGATGCAGGCGGTTTAATTTTTCCTTTTACGCCTACCATTCAGTTGACAGGTAATGCAACTTATGAAGGGACTCCGATTACGCATAATAATTATAGTTATTTTAATTATGTCAATAGTGCAGCTAGCAGTATAACTATCTCTGGGCCTTTTAATGTAGAAGATGCTATTCAAGGAGAATATTGGTTAGCAGCAGTTCATTATTTACGAAGTATCACTAAAATGTTTACTGGCGAAAGTGATAATTCAGGTAATCCTCCTCCCATGGTATATTTGAATGGGTATGGTGATTATGTTTTAAAAAATATTCCTGTAGTTATTACTGGATTTACAGTAGAGCTTCCACAAGATGTAGCTTATATTGGTGTTACAGTAGGCAAAGGTATACCTACCACAGGTTTTAGCAGTGCGTTGGGCTCTGGAGGAAGAAGTATAGAAGCGGCTAGTGCAATGTCTGGAGTATTAGGCGGTGTTGCGGGATTTTTAGGTAATAGTAAAATAGCAAATACATTGTCTTCTGCCTCAGGTTTATTAAATGCAGCAAATAGTTTTTCTGGAGGTGCTAGTTATGCAAATATGGGAAGTAAATCTCATGTGCCAGTTAAGAGTACTATCAGTATAACTTGCCAACCTGTATGGAGTAGACAAAAAGTCCGTAAATTTAACCTTGATGATTTTGTCCAAGGCAAGTATGTAAATGACAGGCCAGGGTTCTTATAATGCCTAAAGCAGTTTATAAGGACGTTAGTCCCTGGAAAATGACGCCTATTAATAATAATTATTTAGGTTATTTTAAAATTAGACCTTTAATTGTTGAAAGTGATGATATTTTGTACTCTATCGAACCTCAGTATACATATAGACCGGACTTATTAGCTTATGATTTATATGGCGAAGCAAAGCTTTGGTGGGTTTTCACGCAGAGAAACTTAGATGTCTTAAGCGATCCGATATTTGACTTTGTACCAGGAGTAAAGATTTTTCTGCCAAAGATACAAAATATAAAATCTAGTTTGGGATTATAATGGACTATCCAAATTTAGGAGATGTGGCTACCTCTACAGGTAACACAAATAGAAATGTTTTACAAAACATAAGCCAAGTTACAGGGGGACTTAGCAATGTAAGCAATAGTTTGCCAATAAAGGAATTTAGTAGAATAGGGCTTACAAATTTAGGTAATGTTAACCCAGTAAGTAAAATTCCAGAATTACCCACTACAAGTGAAGGTCAAAATTTTATTGATGTAAGTGGATCAAATGATGAAAACATTCCTAGAGTTGATGTAAGTGGTACAAATAATCCTCCTGCTCCTAAAGGAATATTACCTAATGAATTATTTGAATATAGTATTTGCAATTACCATTTTACTTTAAGTGTTTTAAGCAAAGTCGAATATAATGATAACACGTATATAGATAATACTAGAGTCGGAGCTGTTATTTTAGCTAGTTCAGGCGCTGCAAAGGAAGAAGATTTAGTCACAACAAAAGCTGGAAAGTTAGATTTTTATTTAGATAATTTAAAAATTTCTGGAATGGCAGGATTAAATGAGAATACAGGAAACACTAATGCCCTTAGTATAAGTTTTAGAGTTTTTGAACCTTATAGTATGGGATTATTTTTTCAATCATTACAAACAGCAGCATTTGGACAAGGGTATTTAAATTATGCAGATACTCCTATGCTTTTAACAATTAAATTTACCGGGCATTATGACCCTGACAATATGATGATTGAATCTAGGATTTCGAAAAAATTTCTACCCTTAAAGATTCGCGAAATTAATATGACTGTTGACAAAAAAGGTTGTTTTTATGATGTTGAAGCATATCCATTTAATGAAGGCGGATTTAGCGATACATATAATTCAATGAAAACTGACACACAAATAATTGTTGACGATAATGCTCCTAAAAATGTAGAACAATTATTAAGGAAAAGTGAAAAAAGTTTAAAACACGTTGTTAATCAATATTATAAAAATCGTGTAAAAAAGAAAGATGTTGTGTATTTTGATGAAATAGATATTGTGTTTCCTGATGAATCAAGGGATGATGAATCAGTTAACAGATTAGGTTTAGCAGGATTAGGTTTTAATAATTATAATAAAGGTGAAACTGGATTTGCAGAAGATAACTTTGTTTATGAGGATGGAGTTTATAAAAGAGGTAAGATGAAAGTCAATTCAAATAATGGTTTGTATACTTTCGATCAAGGACAACTTATTACTGATATCATAACACAAGTGTTATTAACAAGCGATTATGTAAAATGGGCTCTTAAAAAGGAAAATTGGACTGCTCAAGGGCAAATTAGGTGGTGGAGGATTGATGTAAAAACTTATTTTAAAGGTAAAGAAGATCCTATTACCGGATATGCACCAAAGAAAATTGTATATAGGGTCGAAGAATATCTTGTTGATGCTGCTAAGATTTCTAATGCAAACAGTAAAAATCCAGGATTAGAGAATAAATGGAATGAAGTAGTTAAAAAATATTATTACAATTACACTGGTCAGAACTTAGATGTTATTGATCTAAGATTAGAATTTAAAAATGGATTTTACCGAGCTTTAACAGCAGATATGGGTAAAAATTCGGCAGGGCAGCAAGGGGTAGCTTCAGCTACGGGAGGTTCTAATTCTGAGCAAGTAGGAGAACCAGATGATCCTGCACAAAGAGGATCTAGCCCAGACAGTCATTTTGCTCCGGATACCATAAAGCCGGTTTTAACTAAAACTAAAACTGCTAATCAAGGTGGAGCTTTTCAAGCAGATGATCCTGCGACATTAGCTGCAAGGCAGTTTCAAGATTTAGCGACTACTGGATATGATATGTTAAATCTTACTATGAATATATTAGGAGATCCATTTTATATTACTAGCAGCGGAACGGGTAATTATAGATCAGGCTTTACTGATAGACAAAATGTCAATCAAGATGAAGAAATGAATTACGAAAATGGTGAAGTTTACGTCGCAGTATTTTTTAGAAACCCAGTTGATCAAACACCAAGCTGGGATATAAAAGAATTTAATTCTCTTTATGACTTTGGAAACGAAGAAGTTCAATTTCAATTTAGCGGATTGTTCAGAGTTTTACAAATTGTTAGTAATTTTTCACGAGGTAAGTTTACTCAAGAACTAACATTAGTGAGAGTTCCTAATCAAGATAATCCTAATATACCCGAAGCTAAGAATGTTACTCCTAATAATCCTACTCCTAATAGTGATGACACAGGTGTAGAACAACTTAGTGAGCTTGAAGAAGCTGATAATGCAGAATTTACAGGACTAGGAAGTTCAGACGTGGAATGGACTGAAAGTTTAGAACCAACTTATGAGCAGGAAACTTATGCTCAAGAACTTAAAGATACAGATATATGAGTGAAGAATTTAGACCGTCGCCGAATACCAGCACAAAGGATGGAACTCCTTGTCTAGCTAAGGTTATTAGTGTTGTTGATCAAACTTATAATGGCGTTTTAGAAGTGCAATTATTAAGAGAAGTTGGCGGGGATGAAAGCGCCAGCGCACAGATTAGAACAGTAAAATATCTTAGTCCTTTTTATGGGGTTACTAGTTATGATTATGTAGGACAAGATCCTGATACTCACGACGAAACACAAAAGAGTTATGGATTTTGGATGGTACCGCCTGATGTTGGAAGTTATGTTGTTTGTATTTTCTTAAATGGGGATGAAAAGAAGGGTTATTGGATTGGATGTCCGCTAATGAATGAGAATATGAATTTCAGCACTCCGGGCTTTGCATCTACAGAATATATAACTCAAGATAGCAGAAATACTGATACAGAAAAGACAAGAGTTCCTGGTACAGAGTATAATAAAAAAATACATGAAGGAAATGAAGATGGTACTAAAAAATTAAAACCAGAGCATCCTTTTGCAAAAGTTTTAGAAAATCAAGGTTTATTAAAGGATGATGTAAGAGGAATTACTTCAAGCAGTGCCAGAAGAGATATTCCTAGTATGGTTTTTGGGATAAGCACTCCAGGCCCAACAGACAAGCAGGGTAAAACAGGTAAAGTAGGAAAGCTTGAATCTAAGATTAATAATGCATTTGTAAGTCGTTTGGGCGGAAGTAGTTTTGTAATGGATGACGGCGACGATAAATGGGAAAGGGCTGTGCATCCTTCAGAAGGTCCACCCGATTATAAAAATGTTGAAGAAAATGAATCAGGATTGCGTGATAGGCCACACAACGAATTGATTAGGTTAAGAACTAGGACTGGACATCAGATACTGATGCATAACAGCGAAGATTTAATTTATATTTGTAACAGTAGAGGAACAGCTTGGGTAGAATTGACCAGTGATGGAAAGATTGATGTTTTCGCTGAAGATAGCATTAACATTAGAACCAAGCAAGATTTTAATTTTTTATGTGATCGAGATTTTAATTTAGAAGTTATGCAAAATTTTAATATCAAAGTCCACGGAGAAATGCACACTCATGTTATTAAGGATCAGGTTTTAATTGTTGATAGAGATCAAAAAATTCATATCAAAGCTAGAAAAGATGAAACAATTGATGAAGAATATCGTCAGACTGTAAATGATCATGTTAAAAAATATTATGCTACTGATTATACGCATAATGTTGATGGAAGATTAGATTGGCGAGTAGCCAAAGGTGTAAGTTTTACTGGAGGATTAGGAGCAGCTGGGGTTAAGTTTGCTCCTTTTAAACCAAGGGTAGATGATCCAGCAGATCCAGTGGCTAGTGATCCAGATACAACTACGCCAGTAGAAGATGTAAATGGTGAAACTCCTGACAGGATAGATGTTATTATTAATAAGGATATGCGTATTTGGCACATAAATGGGCACAACGTGGACCATCATATTACAGGATATGTTAAAACAAAAGTAGACGGTGATTATGATTTAAAAACAGAAAGCACATATGAGCACACTAATCAAGGCGGTATGGACATTAGGGTTGAAGGCGGACATTATCAGCTGTTCAGTCAAAGCGAAATGAATATTCATACAAACAGCACTCTTAAGGTTCATTCTGATAGCAACATGGACGTTCATACTTCTGCTGATTATACATTATACTCTGGTGCTAACATGGATATGAAAGCCGGAGGCCATGTTTATACAACTAGTGGTGGCACTAATGAAACAAAAGCTGGAGGTAATATAATTGAAACTGCTCCACAAATTCATATGAACGGTCCTGGAGCAGCAACCGCAGCTACAGCTGCCGAAGCTCCTGAGGCTACTCCAGCAGAGCCTCCAGAGCATCCTGAAGAAGCTAGGATTAGTGCTAAAAGTACAATTTTTTGCACATTAAAAACTATTAATATGCCAGATATACCTAGTCAAGATGACTGGCAAGGACTTACATCCAAGTCGATAATTATGCGTCGTATGCCAACTCCGGAGCCGTATCCGCATCACGAAAATCTTGATCCTGAATTAGTAAAGCCTGGTCCAACACAGCGAGATCATTTTGATCCTAGAGGAACTTCGGTGCCTTTACGATATAAAGATGTAGACAGTAAAGAAGTTGCCACCCATTGGAGAAAGTATACTACAACAATTGATACGTTTCAAAGAAATCCACCAGTAGAAGATAATACAGAAGACGAAGGGAGTTGGGGATAATGACAGCCAGTAGTAGACTATATGATAAGGTAGTATTAACTAAAGCAAATACTAAATCTGTACCAGGTACAAAGACTTATCGTGGATTTAGCACAGTATCCACTGACGGAAATAGCTTTAGCCTTTATGATTTACAGTTAATTAAGCAAGATTTGATTAATAACTTTCATATTAGAATGGGCGAGAGATTAGAGCAACCTGAATTTGGAACAATAATTTGGGACGTAATTTTTGAGCCATTGACTGATGATTTAAAAATAGCAATTGTTCGTAATGTAGAGCAAATTATTAATTTTGACCCTAGAACTAAAGCAGAGCAGGTAATTGTAACTACCTATGAATCAGGTATACAGATTGAATGTGTCTTAACTTACTATCCGTATAATATTCAAGAGTCATTACAGCTTAAATTTGATCAAGAAAACGGTATTGCTATAGGTTAAATGCGTAGTTTTTAACTAAAATAAATATATAAAACTGGAACAAAAATGTCAATAACTGATAGACAAAATCGATTATTAGTTGCCGAGGATTGGCGTAGGATATATCAGAGTTTTCGCAACGCAGATTTTCAAAGCTATGACTTTGAAAATCTTCGTCGGGTAATGATAAGTTATATTAGGGAAAATTACCCTGAAGATTTCAATGACTATATTGAAAGTAGCGAATATCTTGCCTTAATAGATTTAATTGCTTTTTTAGGGCAAAGTATCGCCTATCGTATTGATCTTAACAGTAGGGACAATTTTTTAGAATTAGCTGAACGAAGAGAAAGTGTTTTACGATTAGCAAGGCTTCTTAGTTATAATGCTAAAAGAAATATTGCAGCCAGCGGATTATTAAAAATTTCAAGTGTTCAAACAACGCAAAATGTACTAGATAGTAACGGCAGAAATTTAGCAGGGCAGGTAATTACCTGGAACGATCCTAGCAATGTAAACTGGTATGATCAATTTATAAAAATATTAAATGCAAGTTTACCTGCAACAAAGCAAATAGGAAATCCAGAAGATAAAAAGACTATCTATGGAATCCCCACAGAGCAATATAGATTTCAAAGTAATAACTTAGACGTACCAATTTATAGTTTCGATAAAAATATTGATGGTAGAAACCTTAGTTTTGAAATTGTTAGTTCTACCTTTAAGTCAACAGATGAGATATACGAAGAGCCGCCCAATCGCGGTAATCGTTTGGCATTTTTATATAGAAATGATGGTAAAGGTAATTCTAGTTCTAATACTGGATTTTATATGCTGTTCAAACAAGGGCAGTTAAGTCAAGGGGTATTTAATTTTACACAGCCAGCTCCTAATCAAACTTTAGATATCGATGCAAATAATATTAATAATGATGATATATGGTTATATCGTTTAAACGCAAAAGGGTTCGAGGATGAATATTGGCAAAAATTGAGTTCTTTGGAAGGAAACAATGTAATATACAATAGCCTAGAAAAGTCTATTAGGAATTTTTATGCTGTAGTTACCCGTGTTAACGATAAAGTTACATTACAATTTAGTGACGGAGTATTTGGCAATTTACCATTAGGATCATTTAGAGTTTATTATAGAACAAGTGAAGGAGTAAATTTTACTATTAATCCTAGAGATATGCGTAATATCAGTATAGAAGTTCCTTATATTAGTAATTTTAATCAACCCGAAACTATTTTAATTACTTTAAGTTTAGTAAGCAGTGTCAATAATAGTAGCCCTGCGGAGTCTAGTGCAAATATTAAACAAAGAGCACCTGCTACCTATTATACTCAAAATAGAATGATCACAGCAGAAGATTATAGCCTAAGTCCATTTAGTGTTAGTCAGCAGGTAGCAAAAGTTAAAGCTGTCAATAGATCTAGTAGTGGAATTAGCAGATATTTTGATTTAGTCGATCCTACTGGGAAATATAGTAAAACTAATCTATTTGCAGATGATGGAATAATCTTTAAAGAAGAATATATTGATAGTTTTCAATTTAAATTTGATACTAAAACTGATATCGAATCTATAATTTATAATCAATTATATGAGTATATGTCAAAGACAAGTCTTAGAGATTATTACTATGACAAATTTACAAAAATAATTCCTACCGATACATATTGGGTAAGTGTAACAGAAGAAACTAACTTATCTACAGGATACTTTAAAAGCAGCTTTTCTGCTACAGCTTTAAAGGTAGGAGTTTATACCAGTAGTAGTTTAAAGGCAGTATTACCAGGAAGTTTACTAAAATTTAAAGCACCAGGAAACTATTATTATAACACATTAAATAATAATTCTTTAACTTTAAATTCAAATCAATTTGGTGTTGCAAAATATATTTTCACAAAAGTTATTAGTGTATCTGGAGACGGAACACAAGGTGGAGAAGGTATTTTAATTACAGGTTTAGGAACCATTAAATTTAATGACATTATTCCAGATGGATCAGAATTAGTAAGAATCGTCTCCCCTTTTAAAGTTACAATGAACAAAAATGTTATAAGTTCAATGATTGAGCTTATTAATTCTCATAAGCCATTTGGTTTGAGATATGACGCTACAACAAGTTCTTGGGCTATTATATATGAAGTCAATCTAAATTTAACAGATAGCTTTAGCCTTGCACAAGCTGGATATAATACTAATGAAAAGGCAGATAGTAGTTGGATGGTAAGTTTTGTATCAAATTCAGAGTATTATACGGTTAGTTTTAGATTTTTAAGATATATTTTTGAAAGTGATAAACAAATCAGATTTTACTATGATTCAAGTGATAAGATTTATGATACTCGAACCAACACTGTAGAAAAAGATAAAATTAGATTACTTAGTATTAATACAGATAACACAAGTTTAAGTCCGTTTACTGTAGATTTAGATTTAGAAATAGTTGAAGAATATAAAGGATTAGATGGTTACTTAGATACAAAAAAAATACAAATTAGTTTTGCAGATTCGGATGATGACGGAATAGTAGATAATCCAGATATTTTTGATTTGATAACTTCTACTGTATCTACTGATTTGCAGTCAAAATATATTGTTGAGCAATTATACACAATTGAAGATAATCAAGAAGATTACAAATACTTTAGTAATACAGATTTGAAAGTATTAGTAATGAATTCTGAAACAAGCTTAACAAATCTCTCAATTTATAATGACGGCCAGTATTTTTATTTCATAGATACAGATGTTGTAAAAAAGCTTAATAAAACTACATCTGAGCTTATTGTTAGTCTTGATTATAAATGTTATAAAGGTAGAAGTAGTATTAAATTTCAATATATTCATAATGCAGATTATGAAACAAGGATAGATCCGGGAATTACTAATATTATTGATATTTTTATTTTAACAAAACAATATGATAAAGAATTTAGAGAATATTTAGACGGAACACGGAGTATAATGCCATTACCTCCTAGCACGGATGCATTGTATCTAATGTTATCAAAAGATTTAAATTTAATTAAAACAATCAGTGATGAGATAATTTATCATCCAGCTAGATATAAAATTTTATTTGGGTCAGCTTCTAGCATTGACCTTCAAGCATCTTTTAAAGTGGTTAAAAATCCAGAAATTGTAATAAGTGATAATGATGTAAAATCCAAGGTGATAAGTGCTATAAATGAATTTTTTAATATAGATAATTGGGATTTCGGAGATAATTTTTATTTTACTGAGTTATCTACATTCGTTATGAATAGATTAGCAACAAGTATCGTAAATTTTTTAATTGTGCCTAAAAAGAGTAATTTAACTTTTGGCAGTTTAATCGAGATTAAAGCTGAAAAAGATCAGATTTTTGTAAGTGGTGCTACTATTGATGATATAGAAATTATTAGTGCTGTTACAGCAACGAGAATAAAATCTACAGGTACAATTAGTAGTTTGTCAACTTATTCTATACAACAAAATATAATTAGTTCATCAGGAAGTTAATAATGGCCGTAGATAAAGATCCTCCAGTTCCAGTGACAAATAATAATAAAAGAAGAACATCTGATCTTTTACCTCGATTTTATAGGACTGATGCAAATAAAAAGTTTTTAAATTCTACTTTAGATCAACTTACAAGTCCAGGTACAGTTAAAAAGATAAGTGGATATATTGGAAGGCAATACGCAAAAAGTGTAAAAACAGAAGATATATTTTTATCTGCAACTGACAAGTTAAGGCAAGATTATCAATTGGAGCCTGCTTTAGTTTACCAAGATGAGTTTGAAAATGTAAAATTTTTTAAGGATTACATTGATCATATTAATCAAATATCAGTGTTGAACGGAATAACAACTAATCACGAAAGAATTAATAAGCAAGAATTTTATAGTTGGAATCCTAATATAGACTGGGATAAGTTTGTAAACTTTCAACAATATTATTGGCTTCCTAATGGACCAGATCCAATAACTATTTCAGGACAGCAGTTAGCGATAGATAGTACCTATACTGTACAGTTAGAGGACCAAGGTGACAATTATGCTTACTTGTTCACTCCAGACGGTCTTACAAGAAATCCCACATTAATTTTATTTAGAGGGCAGACTTATAGATTTTCGATTACTAGTCCAAACAATCCGTTTAGTATTAAAAATTTGAGAACAGAGGGTCCTTTAGATTTATATACAAATAATACTAACATTGTTAGTGATTCTTCAGTAGAATCAGGGGATATTGTTTTTAATGTTCCTTTTGATGCCCCTGATGAATTATACTATCTAAGTGAAAAAGATGCCAATGCTGGGGGTATAATTTTAATTAAGGACATAGAGGAAAATACTTTTTTAGATGTAGAAAAGGATATTGTTGGGAAAAAGACTTATACATTGCCTAATGGTTTAAGTTTAAGTAACGGAATGAAATTAGATTTTATTGGTAACACTAGTCCCGAATTTTATAAAAATAGTTTTTGGATAGTAGAGGGCGTAGGAGAAGCAATAAAGCTTATTGATATCAAGCAGTTAGAGATCTTATCTACTTTTACTGAAGAACAGGCATTGTTATTTGATAATGATCCTTTTGATAAAGTTCCATTTAGCTCTATTACTAATTACCCTAAAAGTAAAGATTATCTTGTCATTAATAGATGTAGTAAAGATAAGAATGCTTGGAGTAGGACTAATCGTTGGTTTCATCAAGATGTTATTAAGGCAACAGCAGAGTACAGAGGGTCAAACTTAGAGTTAGATCAATTTGCACGAGCTATTAGGCCTATAATTGAGTTTAATGCCGATCTAAAACTTTATAATTTCGGTCACTGTGCTAAGGCAAATGTAGATTTGATTGATAATACCACTACAGATGTTTTTTCTACGATTGTGGGAACTTTAGGATATAATATTGATGGTATTGATCTAGTAGATGGTATGAGGGTGTTATTTACAGCTGACCCTGATCGTTTAGTAAATGGAAGAATCTTTCGAGTAGAATTTGTCGAGATAACAGTTCCAGGCAGAATGATTAATTTCAATGCTAATGCTCCTTCAGATTCTACCGGTAGCGTTAACATTATAACAGATACTATTAAATGTGAATTAGACCACGGTTTAATAAATGGTGATCGAGTTATCTATCTAAGTAATAATAATATTCAATTGCAAGGACTTACTCATAGGCAAATTTATTTTGTGAAAGTTATAGATCCTAAAACTTTACAATTGTATACAGATAGCTTTTTATCAAATGTGGTTGATATATATGCCACCGGAGATGGAATTCACAGTTTAGAGGTCTTTTCAGGTTTTAGACGACAAATAAATCTTATAGAAACTGAAGATTCAATTCCTCAACTTAATGAAACTGTTTTAATAAATCAAGGTATAGTTGACGAAATTAAATTAAATGATGATAAAATTATTAATGGTAATCAAGGATTAATGTATTGGTATAATGGAAAATCTTGGTTATTAGGGCAAACTAAAACAGATATTAATCAAGCTCCATTATTCGATATATTTGACAGTTTAGGGAATAGTTACTCCGATGCAACAGTATATGATGGAACTAATTTTAAAGGAACTCCTTTATTTTCTTACAAACAAGGTACTGGGTCTAGTGACAGTGAACTAGGATTTGCATTAAGTTATAGAAATATTAATAATGTTGGAGATATTGTTTTTAGTTTTAATTTATTAGAGGATGCTTTTTATTATAAAGATGTAACTAAAATTTATTCAAAAAGTTTAGACGTTGGATATCTTAAAAAAATTATTAGTTTAACAGATTCTACTTATGAGAATGGATGGGTAAAAAATGAATTACCAAATGTTCAGCCTATAATTAGAATTTTTAAAAAACATAATATTGATGGAGTTATAACAGGTTTTCCTATTGATGTATTTGATGATCACGCAGATACTTCTGATTTAACAGTAAAAGTTTATATTAACGGTAATAATTATAGGGACTTTACAGTAAAAAAAGGAACGGTAAGAAAAGAAGTTTTTTTCAGTAAAGCAGTAACAAGTACTGATGTAGTATATTTTAAATTTTATTCAAAGCAACCTAAGAACGAAAATGGCCATTATGAATTTCCAATTAATTTTCAATACAATCCTCTAAATCACAATCTTACACAATTTACTCTTGGAGAAGTGATTGATCATGTTAGCTCAATAGTAGATAACTTATCTAATTTTACTGGGTTATTTCCAGGATATAGTAATCTAAGAGATTTAGGACATGTTAGTCATTTTGGAACTAGGTTTGTACAACATAGTGGTCCGTTAAATTTATCTTTATATAGTTTAGGATCTAAAGAATTTAATGTAATGAGTTCTTTAAGTAAAGCAAAGAATGAATACGGTAAATTCAAAACTGCTTTTTTAGTTAAAAGTTCTGAAATAGCAATGCAGGCTGAGCCTAAACAGTTAACAGATCGTATTTTACAAGAATTAAACAAAGATAAACCAAAAACGGATTCCTATTATCTTAGTGATATGTTTGCCTATACAGCAAATAAAAAATTTGAATATCGAGTATTAGATTATAGAACTAAAATATATCCATTGAATAACGTTTTTAGTTTAGATGTTTTGTCTAATAAATCAGTTTTAATTTATAAAAATAATACGCAACTATTACACGGTAAGGATTATGTTTTTAATTCTGACTACTTTGAAATTTTAACAGAGTTGGTCGACGATGATTTGTTGGAAGTTTACGAATATGAGACCACCGACGGAAGTTTTTGCCCCCCAACTCCTACAAAGTTGGGATTATATCCTTTATATCAACCAAAGAAATATATTGACGATACATATTTGACTCCAACTTTGGTTGTTCAAGGGCATGACGGAAGTATTACAATAGGGTTTAATGACTATAGAGACGATGTTCTTCTCGAATTAGAAAGCAGAATATACAATAATATTAAAATTAAGTATGATACAAAGCTATTTGACATTTATGACTACATACCAGGAAAGGATAGAAGCTTAACATATTCTAAAAAAGAGCACGATGAAATTTTAAGTAAGTATTTTTTCGAATGGTCTTCTAATGTTCAGAATGATTATAGTCAGGTAGCATCGTATGATCCTGCTAATTATTTTACATTTAACTATAGAGGAGCATCGTTAGTTGATGACACAGATGTATCTGCATTTTGGAGAGGAATTTATAAATGGGTTTTAGATACAGATCGCCCTCATACACATCCTTGGGAATGTTTAGGATTTAGCATTGAGCCATCTTGGTGGCAAGAGACTTACGGTCCTGCTCCTTATACTAGTGATAATTTTGTATTATGGGATGATATTAAAGACGGTATAATTAGAGAACCAGGAAAAACTTTACAATATAATAAAAAGTTTGCTAAAAGTATATTGGCTTATGGTAAACCTGTTAATTCTATTGGAAAATTAGTCGATCCTGTCACAAGTCTTTTTGTAAAAAATATCTCACGATTGTCTGAAGGAGGGTATTATGTGTTTGGTGATTGCGGACCAGTAGAAACAGCCTGGCGCCGTAGTAGTTATTGTCCTTTTAGTTTATTACAAGCTGCTATATTAATGAATCCTTGTAAGGTTATAGCACTTACTTTTGATAGAAGCAGAGTGAAAAGAAATGTAGTAGGTCAGTTAATTTATTCTGATACAGACGTAAGAATAAGATTAGATAAGCTGATATTACCATCTACAATAAATGATAATGTTAGGAATTATACAAGTGGGTTAGTAAATTATGTTATTGACAATTTATCTGTAGAGCTTCCTGTTTATATTGCCAAATACAAAAATGAATTGTTAAATTTAAAAAATAAGATTTCAACAAGATTAGGTGGATTTACTAGTAAAGAAAAATTAAAAATAATTTTAGATAGTAAAAGTCCTAGTAGTACAATGGGTATTTTTGTACCAGATGAAAATTATAAAATTTTTCTTAATACTGGTAGTCCTGTAAAGAAAGTTGATTATAGTGGTGTTATAATAACAAAGTTTGCGGACGGATATGACATAAGAGGTTATAACAAAGAATCTCCTTATTTTAAGTATTATACTTGGGATAGCCCAGGAAGAGGCGTAAATGTAGGTGGTATATCTGAAAGTTATATAGAATGGGAAATCGATAGTAGATATGTTTCTGGGCAAATAGTAAAATATAATAATGGTTATTATAGAGTTAACATTAGTCATACTACAGAATCTTATTTTGACAAAACTTATTATACGAAATTAAGCTCATTACCTGTAGTTGGTGGTAGAGATATCTTAATAAGAAAATCTTTTGATAAACGTTTAGAACTTGTTTTAAGTTATGGAACAAAGTTAAGAACTATTCAAGAGGTTGTTGATTTTATTTTAGGATATGGTGAGTATTTGTCTGATCAAGGTTTTTTGTTCGATGATTATAACGCAAATTTAAAAGCTGTTGAAAATTGGGAAACCGGCGCCAAAGAATTCGCATTTTGGACTACGCAAAACTGGTCAGCTGGCAGTGCTTTAAGTTTAAGCCCTTCTGCAATAAATCTAAATCTAGCTAGTAATTATTCAGTTGTGGATAATTTGTTAGATGATTTTTATGGATATAAAATTTTTAGAGTAGATGGTGAACTGTTGTCATCTAATTTGACTAATAGTTATAGGCAAGATAATTCTTTTTCTCTAAGTCCTAAAAATACTAATCACGGGATATATGGTGCTACTTTAAGATTAGTACAAAAAGAACATATTTTATTATTAGATAATATTACACTATTTAATGATATAATTTATGATATAGAGCCTGGCTATAAGCACGATAGGGTAAAGATGATAGGATACTTATCATCTAATTGGAACGGTGGATTTGATATTCCAGGGTTTATATATGACAGAGCTGTAGTAGAAAGTTGGGAACCTTGGACTGATTATAATTTAGGAGACATCGTTTTTCATAAAGATTTTTATTATAGTGCTAAAAAATTTATTCCTGGCACAGACAATTTAAAAGAAGAAGATTGGAACATTTTAGATTCTAAGCCAGAAAGTAGAATGTTGCCAAATTGGGATTATAAAGCGGAACAATTTACTGACTTTTATGACTTAGACAGTGACAATTTTGACTCGGAGCAACAACGGTTAGGGCAGCATTTAATAGGTTATCAAAAAAGACAATATTTAGAAAATATTATAAACGATGATATTAGCCAATATAAATTTTATCAAGGAATGATATCGGAAAAAGGAACGCAAAATGTACTCAACAAGCTGTTTGATGTATTAAGTGCCGATGATCAAGAGAGCTTAACATTCAATGAAGAATGGGCAATTCGTGTAGGAAGTTACGGAGCTAGCGATATCTATAATGAAGTTGAGTTTAATTTAGATGAGCAAAAAATACAAATAAATCCTCAGCCAATATTGTTAACAGAGAATATTGGCTACGATCCTGATTTTATCTATAGAATAAAGCAGTCTGATATAGTAATTAAGCCAGTAGATTATAGTCATAATATTTGGCCTACTTCTAATGTAAAAGATTTTTTAAGGTCTGCCGGATATGTAAGATACACAGATGTTCTTAAGAATTTTGATACATTGGAAGAAGTCCTAAACGAAGATATTAGTAATTATAGAGAAGGCGATTATGTTTGGACGGCTTTTTTAGCACCTCCAAAAAATTGGTCTGTATATAGGTTAACTAAGCATTCGTTTAGAATAGAAGTGATAGAGTATAGTTCAGGTACTTTAACAATAATGGTTGATACGATTCCTAATGTAAGTGTTGGCGATATTTTGGGTTTATCTAACTTAGAGCTAGTAAAAGGATTTTATAAAATTGCAGATGTTGTAGGTAGGAAGATTTATATAAAGAAAAAATTGCCAGGCGGTGATATTCTAGTGACAGGCGATAGTTCGAGCTGTGTTCCATTTTATTTCACCGAATCAAGAGTTGATTTAATTGATAATTTAAATGAAAATATTCCTAAAAGAATAAAAGATTCTGAATTAATATGGGTAGATAATAATGGATCAAATAACCAAGTAATTTTAGAACATTCAAAAATTTATAAAAATGTTTATATAGATCATTTAAATATTGTTGAGTCTAATTTACAATTCGGAAGAGCTATAGCTGTTAATAAAGAAGGAACTATTGCAGCAGTAGGTGATAAAAAACAAGTTACTATTTTCTTTAAAAATATTGAAGATTCAGTTTGGAAACAACAATTTACTATTGTAAGTTCTTACTCTGATAGTAAAGATTTTGGATTTTACCTAAGCCTAAGTCCAGACGGTAATTGGTTAGGTATATCTGAAGCAAAATTAGATAATAGTAGATATGTTCATTTTTATAGCAGAAATAGTAACCTTGGTACTTTTAATTACAGGCAGACAATTACAGGAATTAGTGTAACAGCAAGTGATTTAGGATCTGGTATATCTATAGCCAAGGAGCTTGATCAATATATTGCTATTATAGCTGCTGCTAATAATAATAAAGCTTTTGTTTACACTATTTCTTTATCTGATACTGATAATTGGATATTACAACAAACCTTAGTTGAGTCTGGAAGTGTTTCTTTTGGTTATGATGTATCCTTATCTGATGATTCCAGTAAGATAGCTATTAGCGATCCTGGAACAGATAAAGTTTATGTATACGAACGAACAAGTAATGGTTATAGTAATTTTCAAACAGTAAATGACATTACTTTAAGTTTAGATAGATTTGGACAATCTATAGCATTATCTGGAAATGGAAAATATCTTGCAGTTGGAGCGTCACTAGATGATAGCACACTTGCAGATAGCGGTAGAGTTGATGTTTATATTTTGAATGAACAATATGAGTTACAACAAAAAATAAAAAGTCATCGACCAGAATCGTTTGAGTATTTTGGTTATGAAATTCAGTTTATGAATGATGATAAAACTCTTGTTATTTTAAGTTTAAACGGTGATGTTGATAACTTTGTAACTTTTGATAACGGAACAACTACTTTTGATAATCATACAAGTCGTTTTAATGATGTCCATATAAATGCAGGTCGCATTGATATTTACGATAGGTATAATATAAATTTTGTATTTGGCCAAAGTTTAACTACTAATGAAGGTACAGATTTAGCTGACAATTATGGTTATGCGATTGGCGTTGGCGCTAATTCCGTTTTAGTTGGTGCCCCAAATGAAACTCAAGATACATTGTCTAAAGCAGGCAGAGTGTTTTCTTATTATAAGTTTCCTGAGTCGTTTAATTGGTCGATAAAATATGAGCAGGCAGATAGAGTTATAGTTGATAATTTTAAAAAGTCTTACCTATATGATTCGGTTGAACAGAAGCTTATTTCATATATAGATATCTTAGATGTTACACAAGGAAAAATAGCCGGACCTGCTGATCAAGAAATTAGATTTAAAACCTTTTACGATCCTGCAACTTATAATATAGGAACTGACGATGTAAGTGTTGATGATGGCCAAACCTGGAATAAAAAACAAGTAGGAGTATTATGGTGGGATCTAAACAAAGCTAAGTTTTTAGATGCTACAGTAGGAAATGAAACTTACAGAGCAGCTAATTGGAATAAGTTATATGCTACAGCTAGTGTTGACATATATGAATGGGTTGAAACAAAATTTAAACCTTCTGAATGGGATACGATGTCTGGCACAGAAAAAGGTGAAGCATTAGGTATAAGTGGTACATCTAAGTATGGTAATTTATGTTATAGTGTAAGACAATACTATGATAGAATAAGTCAAAGTTTTAAAAACATTTATTATTATTGGGTAAAAAATCCTACTATAATTCCTAATACACAAGATAGGTCTTTAAGCGCAAATGATGTATCTAAGCTAATTTCCGATCCAGTCGCTCAAGGTTATCCTTGTCTATCCTTTACTTCGCCTAGCTCATTTATTTTGATTAACTTAGCTAACTACATTAAATCTACATCTACTAATCTTAATATAGAATATTGGACAGTTGATAAACAGTATAGGACAACTAATAAACACAGTCAATGGAAATTAATCAGTTCTCATGAAAAAACGATAATTCCTACTCAAATAGAACAGAAATGGTTTGATAGTCTTATTGGAAAAGACTCGTATGGTAGACTAGTTCCGAGTAATTTCTTACCTATTAAGAAAAAATACGGAGTGCTCTTTAGACCTAGACAAAGTATGTTTGTTAATAGGATAGAAGCATTGAAGCAGTTTATAGAAAGAACAAATAAAGTTTTAAAATCTAGGATAATCACTGACGATTATGATATATCAAGGTTGTTAGAAAGAGATCCTATTCCTAATATTTTTTCAGGTTTATATGATGTTGTAGTTGATACGGTTGATGAATTTAGATTTGTTAATACATCATTAGTAGAGACAGCAGGATTTACTCCTGTAATCAAAGATGGGAAAATAACTGATGTTAATATTATTAATCCTGGATATGGGTACAAGACAAGGGCATATCTCACTGTTTCAGGAACCGGTAAAGGAGCAGTTCTTAGAACAGTTATAAATGATTTAGGGCAGGTAATTGATGTAGAAATAGTTAATAAAGGTTATGGTTATACTGACTCTACAACTCTAAACATTAGGAATTTTAGTGTATTAGTTAATACTGATACAACTATATTAGGAATTTGGTCCATTTATGAATATGTTAAACAAACCAACAACTTTTATAAAGTTCAAAGTGAAGGATATAATGTAACTAATTTTTGGAACTACATTGATTGGTACGATGTGGGCTACAGTCAATTTACAAAAATAGATCATTTAGTAGAAAACACAAATAGATTGTATTCATTGAAGTCTAATATAGGAGATGTTGTAAAGGTTGAAACAATAGGAACTGGTGGGTGGTTATTATTAGAAAAGTATAGCAGTAAAACTACTATTGATTATACACAAAATTACAAAGTTATCGGAAGGCAAAATGGAACTATAGAATTAAGTTCGGGGTTATATGATTATTCTGCCAATATTATTGGTTATGATACTCAGCTTTTTGATAGTCAATTTTATGATTATTTTCCTGCTAAAGAATTAGAGATCATATTAAATGTTTTAAAAAATAATATTTTAGTGGATGATCTTTATTCAGAGTATTTAAATTTATTTTTTAGCAGTTTGCGGTATGTTATGTATGAGCAACCTTTTGTCGACTGGGTCTATAAAACTAGTTTTGTAAAATCAAAACATAATTTAGGAGAATTAAAACAAAAAGTTACTTACAAAAATGATAGTCTAGAGAATTTTGAAGATTATATTAAAGAGGTAAAACCTTACAGAACAAAGATTAGAGAGTATGTAAGTAGTTATACCAAGATTGAAAATACAAATTCAATGGTTACTGATTTCGACCTTCCAACTTTTATAGATAGTAATTTTACCTCAAAAACTGTTAATATAAACATTCAAGATGATTCTACTTTTAGTTCTATATTATCACAATATCCTTGGAAAAATTGGAAAGAAAATGTCGGATTTAAGGTAAAATCTATAGAAATAGTTGATGGCGGTTCTGGTTATATTAGTAACCCTATAGTAAAAATTATCGGGGCTAGTAAACGTGCTGCTAAAGCTAATGCATTTATAAGTGCAGGTAAAGTTAATAGGATACAAATTACAGACTATGGATCAGGATACCTATCAGCTCCTAAGATTATTTTAGACGGTGGATTATCTGTTACTGGAGTTCAAGCTAAATCTGTTGCTGTTATTGAGAGTGAGGTTGTAAAATCAACTCTTGTAGCAATAAAATTTGATAGAGTTTCGAAAACTTCTCTAACCGGATCTGATCTTGCAATAACAGAAACTTTTATAGGAACCGGCAGTCAATTGCAGTTTCAATTAAAGTATGCACCTCGAACACAACGGGATACTTACAATGTTACTGTAAATGGGCTAGACATTTTAAAAGACGATTTTATTGTTGCTGTAAAAAAATCGTTATCACGAGGTTTTACTTCCTATTATGGAATACTTACTTTAGAAACTGCTCCGAGTCGAGGGGATATCATTGTTATAACATATCAAATTGGGTTTGAACATCTTAATGCTTTAGACAGAATAAAGCATTTTTATGACCCAAGTTTATATATGTTAGGTAAAGATTATGCACAATTAATGACGGGTATAGATTACGGCGGAGTTAACATACAAGGTTTAGTTAACTTTACCGGAGTCAAAGGATTTGATAGTGATTTGTTTGGAGAAACCGGCTGGGGTGCCGACAATGCTGAATTTGAAGATCAAATTTTTGTAATACCCAATGATAGTACATACGGTGAATTTGAGTTTGATTATATTCCGGCTTCAGGCCAGCACATAAATGTTTACCTTAAAAGGGCTATTCCAGGATCGATAAATGAGTATACTGAGATTAGGTTAGATGATATTAACTTTAATACATCTACCCCTGTTATAAACGCAAATGCAGTGATGTCTACAATAATAGGCAATGGCGTTACTAACAAATATGAATTACCTAATCCTACAAGTAATCCTCCATTAGAGCTTGTAGCTGATGATATTATAATTTTTAGAAAAAATACAAGCGATGGGAGTATTAAACCTAATTCGGAAGATTATGATACACAATTAGAAGGCGGCAATTTAAGTTATACGACAGCATTAGGGATTAACCCTGAAGATGTAGTAGTGGATGGGGATGGGTTGATTACTCCAAATACTAGTTTTGCTCCTGAAGAGGTTGTACCGGGACAGGTAGTTGATGCAGTTGCTATTAAAGTATTCCAATCAAGTGTAAGAAGTTCTGCAAATATTTTCCAAAAAACATTTATAACTGATGGAACAAGGGTAGATTTTCAATTAGACCAGTTACCGCAAAATACAAGCGCAGTTTTTGTCAAAGTAGGAAATTTGATGAAACGCTTAAATGTAGACTATTCCTTTAATTGGCAAACAAGAAGTGTACATTTTTATATAGCTCCGGCTAATAATCAAATCGTAACAATTATAGGAATGGGATATACTGCTGCTAAAATATTAGATTTAAATTATTTTGTATCGGACGGAAGCACATTGGAATTTGTAACTAATGCTCCATTCAATAATGAAACTTTAGGTCATATAGTTTTAGTTGATGGAGTCTCTGTTAATTATGAAATTTTCGAAACAGATTCTTCTTATACTGACATTTATAAAGTAGGAATAAGGTTTGGTGTAGCTCAACCTATAGATTCTGTTATCACGTACATGATAACAACAGATGAAAATTATAGTGCGAGCATAGTTAGGTCAGACCAATTGGCGATTGATGGTAGTACAGTTCAGTATCCATTAATAAGTCCAGTTGGAATTAAAGACCCGCTAGCTAATAATATACTTGTAATTAAAAATGGAGAAATTTTAAATCCTGGTATCTCTGAATGTTTTGTTTTATCTGATAATGATCTTACATACACAATGACGAAATATAAGCAAGCACCTGGAACAGTTAATCCCACGTTAATTAAGGTTTATTTAGATGGAGAAGAACTGAACTTAGGTTTAGATTATACTATTAATCTAGCAGGATTTTCAATTACATTGAATGCCTTAAAGTATATTGAAGGAAGTATATTAACAGTGATGAACACGCAAACAAGTCAATATACTATAGAAAGTTCAGCATCGAGTAATAGTATTATCTTTGCTTCGGCACCTGCGTTAGGCTCAGTAGTCGATATTGTAAGTTTTTATAATCATGATATTTTGGATATTGTTAGAACTCAGGAGCTTATAAGCACTACAGCAGCTTTAGATATTGATACAGTTGATTATTATAGTTACAGTAGCTTAAAAGGTGGCAAATTTAAACTTTTTAGAAAAGTCAATTCAGATGATTTTGTTTGGATAATAAAAAATAATAGGATGTTAACATCAGGAGTTGATTTTTATTTAGATGCAAGTTTAGAACAAATTATACTTAGCTCCCCAATCGCGTCTACTGATGTTTTAGATGTAATTTTATTTACATCAAAGAATAGCTCTTCTGGCTTCGCTTATATGCAATTTAAAGATATGTTAAATCGTTTTCATTATAAGAGATTGAATAAAGCAAAAACAACAAGACTATCTCAAGATCTTATGCAATTCGATGCTGAAATTTATGTAGCTGATGGCGCAGTATTAGATCCGCCAGATGTACCATTGAATAGGCCTGGAATAATTGAGATAAATGGAGAACGAATAGAGTATTTTCAGAAAAATGGTAATATATTAACAAAACTTCGTAGAGGAACACTTGGCACTGGCTCCCCAATAAAACATAAATCTAATACTCTTGTTGTCAATTTAGGACCATCAGAGACGATAGGATATCAAGATACTCAAGATATAACACGAATAATAACTACAGGGCAAACTGATCAAGTAAGTCTAACTTACGCTCCAGGAATAAACAATGTAGAAGTTTTTGTAGGCGGTTTAAGGTTGAGAAAGTCTAGTTTAAATATCTTTAACCCTGACTTAGAGTTTCCGTATAGTCCAGAAGGAGATGTTGTAAATTCAGCAGAATTTACTGTTGATCAAAGCTCTAAAACAGTGAATTTAACTAATTCAGTACCCGCAGAAAGAGAAATATTAGTAGTTAAAAGACAAGGGCAGATATGGCAGGATGATGCTACTACAGACTTAATTGATTCCAACACTTCACAGGCTAAATTTATTTTAGCAGCAGAGCCATTTTATCCTGAATTCAGTAAATCATAAATATAACAGCGAGACAAAAAATGCACGGAAAAGATCTTACTGGCTTACATATTGAAGGGCATATACACATATATGATCCTATTGATAAAGTAACCTTTATTAACAAAAGAAATGCTATACATTATGAAAATATGAGTATAGCTTTAGCAGAAAGTATTGCTAATTCGGGGCAAGGCTTTGTTTATAAGCTTGCATTAGGTAACGGTGGAACAACTGTAGATCCGACAGGGATAATAACTTACTTAACACCAAACAGTACTGGAACTAATGCTAGTTTATACAATAAAACTTACAGTAAAATTGTAGATGACAGATCTGTTTTAAATGTAGACCCGTTAAGAAACAAAATCGAAACAAGGCATACAACAGGAAAAAATTATACAGATGTGTTTGTTACTTGTTTGCTTGATTATGGGGAACCGAGTGATCAAGAAGCTTTTGATAATACTACAAATAATAATGGTGTTTATGTTTTTGATGAGCTTGGTTTAGAATCTTATAATCCTGACGGAGATGGCCGTTTGCTTACTCATGTAATTTTCCATCCGGTTCAAAAAAGTCTTAATCGCTTAATTCAAATTGATTACACGGTAAGGATACAAAGCCTTACAGGTTTAAGCGAGGTGTAATATGGCTTATACTATTAATTTTACTAATCCAAGTAACCCTCGAGGTAGCAGTCTTACTGTAGCAGATGGATTAGTAAATTCTACTCTTACTAGTCTTAATTTAGTAGGAAAAAATGCACCAGGTTATGGATCAGCTTTTGCAGAAAATTTTCTTCATTTATTAGAAAATTTTGCTGGTCCCACACAACCTACAACTGGCAAGTCGGTAGTAGGGCAGCTTTGGTATGACTCTAGTAATACACAGTTAAAAGTTTTTGACGGACAAAATTACGTACCTGCTGGGAATGTAATTAAATCTTATACTGCTCCTACTAATAAAACAACTGGTGACGTATGGGTTGACCTTACTAATAAACAAATGAAGTTTTGGTCGGGGTCAGCTTGGGTATTGGTTGGCCCGCAGTTCAGTGAAGGATTAAATACTGGTCCAGTTATTGAAAAAGTTTTAGATACTTTTAATTCGGAACATACAATTATACGTTTAGTTGTATCTGGCGAAACAATCGCTATTTTAAGCAAAGATAAGTTTACACCTAAAATAACTATAGAAGGTTTTTCTGAAATAAATCCTGGAATAATTGTCAGTAATAAAACATTGGTATCAGGAGTCACGAATAAGTTATGGGGCATAGCAGAAAAGGCTAGTGCTCTTTTAGTTGGAAATGTAACTGTTGATTCTAGTAAATTTTTAAGATCTGATGTTGTTGGTACAACTAATTATGGATTAACAATTAGAAGTAATAGCGGGTTAACGTTAGGGGATAGTGCAAGCTCAAGTCTTACCTTAAATGCTAATGGTGAATTAATAGTTGAAAATCGAACTGACGGGTCTAGTATTTCGTTTTACACAAAGACAAATACTGTGTCAAATAGTGTTTTGACATTGCAAGGAAATAAAATAGGAATCAATAACTCTGTTCCTATTGAAAATTTAGATATAGTAGGCACTGTAAAGATTGCTCCTCCAGCTGGAAGCGTAGTGGGGCTCAAGCTTGTTGATGCAACAGATGTAGCAACTAATACAAGTGTTACTAACCTTACCGGTAGTTTTACTACCACTGGTGGAATTAGTATTGCGAAAAAATTGTTTGTAGGTTCAGAGACTACTTTAAATTCTACAGCTACTACAAAGAGTATTGTTCCTACAACAACAACAAGTTTTAACCTGGGAGACACGAATAAAAAATGGCAAACTTTGTATGTTTCTAATATTGTAGCAGATTCTATCACAGTAACAACGTCTAATATTACAAATTTAGGAATAGGAAGTGTGGCAGAGTCTGCTACCAAGTTATTATCACCTACAATTTTTAGTATTACAGGAGATGTAAAAACTACTACTGGAGGAACTGTGTCATTCGACGGTGCTACTGGTGGTACTGCAAAATCATTTACAGTGGAGATTGATCCAGAATTCCTTTATAACAAGTCTGAATTAACAAGTTTAGCAGAAGACTCAGGGGATTTATTTTTAGTATACCAATCAAATACTCTTAAGAAAACTACTAGAGCTAGTTTATTTGCAAGGGTGGCTACAGTTCCAATTGGTTCAATATTTCCTTTTGCAGGTTCTTCCCCTCCTATTGGATATCTATTGTGTGATGGAGCTGAAATTTTACGGTCTCAGTATGCTGACCTTTATTCTGTTATTGGAAACATTTATGTTAATGGGCCGTTACAAGGAACAGGAACATTTAAATTACCTGACTTAAGAGGTAGGTTCGCACTTGGCGCAGATACTATGAATAATGGTATCGAAGTTCCTCAAGCTTCCACTCAAGTTTCCGGACTTTCAGGAGTAATTTCGTCAACAGCCACAACTACTTCAATAACATCAATGAATACAACAGTAGGGTTAACTGTTGGGATGACTCTTTTAAAAGTTACAGGTGTTGGCGCATTTGGTGGCACTGCAACTATAACATCAATTAACAGTTCAACTTCTATTACAATAGTATCTACAACAGCTAATACTATAGGTTCAATTAATTTTGTTGCAATTACCGTTACATCATATATTTCGACTGTAGGAACTAGTGCCAATCGAATTACCAGTGTAACAGGTGATATCTTAGGTGGTGAAGGAGGAGCAGAATCAAAAACCTTATTAGTAACTAATTTACCAGAACATACTCACGATTTGCAAAGTCCTAATAATACACAATTTAGCGCTCTTATCAATCCTTCTACGCCTGTTTCAGGAAGTCAAAGTGGGGTTAATTATAATCAATCTGTTCCTTCTTTTAATAGCACCGGCGCTTTATTGAATAATAGTGGAGGCATATCATCGGCTACACTAGGTCAGCCTTTTGATGTGTTAAATCCTTACTTAACTATAAATTACATAATTTTTACTGGAAAATTTGACTAATGGCCTACAAAATTAATAAAACAGATGGATCATTACTTACAGAAGTACTTGACAGTACGATCGATCAGGTAGCGACTGATTTAACCCTAATTGGTAAAAATACTTCCAATTTTGGTGAGTACCTTAATGAAAATTTTATAAAATTATTAGAAAACTTTGCATCAACAAGTCAGCCTAATAATCCTTTAACTGGACAAATATGGTATGATACTAATGAACTGAGGCTTAAGGTTTATAGTGGACAACAATGGAAGCAAGGAAGCGGACCAATAGTATCAGGAACTGCACCATTAACTGCTAGTTTAACTCAAGGAGACTTCTGGATAGATAGTGCTGAAAATCAGCTTTATTTTTATGACGGAGAGGATGGTTTACAGTTAGCCGGCCCTATATATAAAAAGAGTCAAGGGGTAAGTGGATTTGAAGTAAGAACAATTAAAGATACCGATAATATCGAAAGAGTAATTTTAATTTTATGGTTAGGTGGATCAGTATTAGGAATTTTCAGTAAAAATACAGTAAATTTTACTATTCCTACAGGCATTTTTAGCACAGGAGTCGTTAATAATCCTATTAAACCTGGGTTCAACATATGTAATATACCAGCTGGTGGGCCCAATGTTTTAAAGCTTAATGCAACTGCTTCGGTAGCGCAAACATTAAGTTTGACAGATGGCTCTATAGTAACTGGGGATTCATTTGTAAGAAATGATGTATCTCAGCCTACAATGCAAGGAACATTAAACCTAGTTAGTAGTAATAGTTTAAAGTTAGGACCAGCTGGACAAGTGTCTATTGGCGTAAATTCACAAGGTAGGTTGACTATTTCTGGGACTATTTCTACTATTCTAATGAATGATAAATTAAGATTACCGATTTATACAACTACATTACGAGATGCTCGGACTGATCAAGAAAATGGAGAGATAATTTATAATAGCTCGGTGAATAAGGTACAAGCATATGCTAATGGTGTATGGGTAGATTTGCATTAATTATAAATATATTGAACAAGGGGTTTAAGTAATGCCATACGAGATTAACAGGTATAATGGAAGTCAAATCGCTACAATAGCGGATGGAACAATAGATTCTACGACTTCCTTAAAATTAATTGGCAAAAATTATGCTGGATACGGCGAAGCCCAAAACGAAAATTTTCTTCATCTTTTAGAAAGTTTCAGTAATCCTACTGCACCAGTAGCTCCTATTTCAGGACAAGTTTGGTATAATAGTAGCACAAAAAGGTTGCATTATTACGATGGAACAAGTAAATGGAAATCAGCTAGCGGAGCAGAAGCTAGTTCATCAGAGCCTTTAGGACTTACTGCTGGAGATTTATGGTTTAAAAGTTCTACAAAACAATTGTATGTTCATAATGGTGTTGATTATACACTTGTCGGACCAGATGTAGTAGAAAATTTTGGTGCAACACAATTTAGATCTAGAAATGTTTTAGATGTTTCTGATGCTTTACGCCCTATTATTGAATGTATTGTAGATGATGAAACAATTTATATTATAAGTAAATCTGCGTTTACTATTAAAGCAGGACAAATTGTAAGTGGCGGTTTTACTGATATAAAACAAGGGTTAACTTTAGTTAACACTCCTAGCACTGGCGTTACTACTTCTGCTCATAGATATTGGGGCACATCTAGTAATAGTTTGAAATTAAATGGGTATAGTTCTTCTGATTTTGTTTTGGCAGGAAATGCAACTTTTAATAGTATTGTTAGGTTCGCAGATGTTGGTTATACCGTAGGTAATGATAATGATTTAGCGGTATATATAGACACTGATGGTACAACACCTGTTATAAGGAATGCTGTAAGCTCAACAATAAGATTTCAAACTACTTCTTCTGGAACAAAATATGCTTTAGAGATAGTTGGTAGAGATTTACTTCCAGGATATGATACTACAGGGCTACCAACATCTGGTGTTAATAATATAGGATCTAGCTCTCGTAAATTTAATACAATTTATGCTAGTAGCTTTGATGGAAACGCATCTGGGGCTAATAATCTTTTAGTTAATACTACATATCGTTCAGCTGCTACAACTGCTACTGCTAATACAATAGTTGCAAGAGATGCTAATGGTGATGTATATGCTGGAGTTTTTAATGGAGTTGCCACTAGTGCTCGTTACGCTGACCTTGCAGAAAAATATCTAGCTGATGCCGAATATGAACATGGTACAGTTATGGTAGTAGGCGGAATTAAGGAAGTAACAGCTAGTTCATTAGGACAACGTGCAATAGGAGTAGTAAGTCATTCTCCTGCTTATATTATGAACAGTGATTTAGAAAATGGAACTTTAGTTGCTTTAAAAGGAAGAGTTCCTATTAAAGTTTCCGGACCGATTCGTAAAGGTGATAAATTAATAGCAGCTAATAACGGAACAGCAATTAGATCAATGGGTACTACAGCTGATGTATTTGCAGTAGCCTTAGAAGATTCAGACGATCATGGGATCAAGTTAGTAGAGTCAGTAATACTATAAGGATATAAAATGGGCTTTGGTGCTGGGCAATTAATCGAAGATATAGATTATACCACAGTGTATAATAAAATTGTTGCCGTCTATGGGAGAAATGACGACGGATACGGACAAACTGTAGTTAACAACCCAGTAGCAGATGGAGTTTTAGTATATGCTAGTCATTGGGACACATTAAGAACCTATATTGTTAATTCAAGAATACATCAAATCGGCACAGCTAGTTTAACTGATGTAGATACTTCAACAATAGTATCATATACACACCTAAGTAGTTATAATTCAATGGCAGATAGTTGTGTTACTGATAAAAGATCAGTTGCAAATGGACAGTATACTCCAGACGAGTCTAAGACCAGTGGAACAAGGCAAAGTAGTGTAAGTGGCACTTGGGGTCAGCAAAGTGCAAATAATCAAGTTTTAACGGCAACATTTACTGTAACAGGTGCTGATATGAATAGTGATGGCGCTCGCAGAGGATTAAGATATTTTTTCAATGCGGGAGGTAAAGTTAAATTTAATCTTTCATTAGCAGGATTTACAACTGCATCAGATCCAGCGGGTCAAGGTAAAGGTCAAAAATGGGCCGATTTATTCAGTGGTGCAGGCACTATTGTTATTGATTACACACAAACAACTTGCACAGGTAGTGGAACTACAACAGGAGTTGGTGCTTTAGAGTTATCTACTAGTGATTCGACTATATTTACTAAGACAGTGGGTAGCGGAGTTTATTCGGAAAATTATTTTAGAATTTTCGCTAGATTTTCTGATAGTAATGAAACATCAATAGTTTTTACAATTAAATGTTACGATTTAGATACAGGCGATCAACGTACAGGAGTGCTTCCAGGGCCAGCGATAGATGAAGCAGTCGATGGTAATTTAACAGTAGCAATATCACAAGATCGTCCTTCGGGTAGCTATGTTTCGGTTTCAAGTCCGTCATATAGCTCGATAAACTTTAGTACTGGTACAACGTAAATAAAAAATGACTATAGGAACAGGTCTTGTATTTGAAGATACCGATTTTACCGGAGTTTACAACAAGATAAATGGTGTATACGGTAGAAATGATAATGGCTATGGTCAGGTTTTGGCGTCTAATCCAGCAGCAAATGGAGTTGCTGTAACTTCTGCGGATTGGAATAATCTTAGAACATATTGTGTTAATACACGAATTCATCAGGCAGGAAGCTCAAGTCCTACAAGTGTGTCTAGCGGTGCTGTTATTCAGTCTGCTCTTGTTACTGAATTAGATACACTAGCAGATACTTGTACTACTAATCGATATTCAATAGCTGCTGGACAGTTTACCGCAGACGAAGCTAAATCAAGTGCTACAAGACAAAGCAGTGTGAGTGGTACCTGGGGAGTTCAATCTTCATTCAATCATGTATTAACTGCCACCTGTACTGTAACTGGTGCAGATATGAACAGTGATGGACCTCGTAGAGGACTTAGGTACTTTTTTAATGCAGGTGGAAAGGTTAAACTTGCCATAAGTTTAGCTAATTTTACAGGTGGAGTGTCTGGTAAAGGTCAAAAATGGGCCGACTTATTCAGTGGTGCAGGGACAATTTATATGGATTACACACAAACGCTATGCACAGGCACTGGAACAACAAGTACAGTTGGTGGGCTAGACTTAACATTAACGGATCAACAAATTTTTAGAAAAGATGTTGGCAGTGGCGTTTATTCGGAAAACTACTTTTTAGTCTATGCTCGGTTCTTTGATGTTAACCAGACAGGAATAATTTTTACAGTAAAATGTTATGACATGGACACCGGTGATCAACAGGCCGGTTTTCTTCCTGGACCAGCAGTTGACGAAGCAGTTGATGGCAATTTAACAGTGGCATTTACACAAGATCGCCCATCAGGTAGCTATGTTAGTATCACTACTCCTACTTACAGTGCGGTAACTTTTAGTACCGGCACTTCATAAATCAAGCTCTTGACATTATTTCCGTATAATTATACAATACTAGTATAATTCCGGAGATATTATGGAACCCAAAGTACAAAAAGCTTTTGAAGTTGCTTCATATATGGCAACTTTGCATAATCAGCAGCGTCTTTTAGAAGAAGAATTTGAGCAAACTTTGCTTTATTATTTTGGAGGAGGAGCTTTTAAAGCCACTGAGCAAAGATTATCTTTTTTAGCTGGTGTTATAACTAAACAAATTGACAGTTTAGTTGTTCTTGATGATAATCGTGTACCAATATTAATAGAAAATATAAACGAATTTTATGCTAACCTTTTAAGTCATTATACCGAAGCTACTAATTCTTACTATTACAAATATAAAAAAATAACTTCCAGTAAAACTGTAGAAAGTATAATTGATAATGTCTAAAGGCGTATTGTTATTTGCTCTAAATACAGAGTTTAAGTACACTGAATTAGCAGAAATTTGTGCTAAAAGAGTTAAAGAGCATCTTAAATTGCCTGTATCTTTGGTTGTAAACGAAGATTATGCGGATCCACAAAATTTATTTGATAAAATAATTAAGGTTGACGAGGAAAAATCACAAAGTAGAATATTAAATGACGGTTTAGATAGTTCTAAAACTGTAAAATGGATTAATTTTCCTAGACCTAACGCATACGACTTAACTCCATACGATAAAACTTTAGTCTTAGATGTTGATTATGTCCTAAATAGTAGTCATTTAAAGATTTGTTTCAATCTAGAAAAAGATTTTGCAATCTTTAAAGAAGGTATAAATTTATTGTCTTCTCGGCAGTTTCCAGAGTTTGATAACTTAAATCCTTTTTCTATTAAATTTTACTGGGCGACAGTATTTTATTTCAAAAAGACTAACCTAAATGAATTATTTTTTAATCATTTAAAATATATACGGGAAAACTGGCCATATTATTGTAGTCTTTATCAAATTAAGGAAACAAAGTTTCGTAATGATTTCGCATTTAGTATTGGTATACATAATATTTTTAGTAGTCGTGTTTCAAAAAGATTTGGGTTTATCCCAGGAAAATTATTTTATACTATAGATAGGGATACTTTAATAGAATCCGTAGATAAGAAACTCGTTTTTCTTATGTCGAATAATACAGATACTAAATTACAACCAGCAGCAGTTAATAATACTGATGTCCATATAATGAATAAGTTTAGTCTTTTAAGGACAATGAACAATGAGTAAAGGTCACCTAATATTTGCACAAAATTCAGACATAGATTATATTAGGCAGGCTTATGCTCTTGCTTTATCGATTAAAAATTTTAATAAAATAAATCAAGTATGCTTAGTTACTAATGACCCAGTGCCGCTTGAATATATTAATGTTTTTGACCATATTGTAAAATATCCGTGGGGAGATATGGCCAAAAAATCTGAATGGAAAATCGAGAATAGATGGAAAATAATACATTGCACGCCATTTAAAGAAAATTTAGTTTATGACTCTGATATGCTATTACTATCTAGTAATGATCATTTATGGTATTGGTTAGATGGTTCTGATGTGCAATTAACAAGTAAAGTTTATAATTATAGGGGAGATATCATTACAAAATATAATAATCCATATAGGAAAACTTTTGCTGCTAATAATTTGCCAGACGTTTATTGTGGATTATTCTATTTTAGAAAGTCTAAGCCTTCGTTTGAATTCTTTAGATGGATCGAGTGTATGATGAAAGATTATGAAAGGTTTTATAATTTATATACTCCAAAAATTACTCAGAAAATATGTAGTATGGATGTTTCTGCTGCCATTGCATCCAAAATACTAAATTTACAAGAAAATAAAATTTTATCTTTTACTCATATGAAAACAGGAGTTCAAGGGTGGGGTATTAATGATTTGGATAATTGGAATCAATATGTTATAAGTCATTTTAATAATGATTTGAGACTTAATGTAGCAAATTATGTTCAGTCTG